CAGCGCGATGCAGGAGGCCGCAGAGGTCGCAGCAGACGACGCCACGATTGATGAGGATGCTGTCGTCGAAGCCATCGTCGGGAACTATCACATCAACGACGACGAGGTGCTGGAGCGCCTTGTGGACGGATATTCGCTGGATGACAGCGACATTGCAGAACGCATCGCGGAGAACATTGATCTGGATGCGGTGGTGGATGCAGTCAAGGACGAGATCGACGGCGATGACATTGCAGAGCGCGTCGAGGAGAGTCTGCATCGCGAGATCAGGCAGGAGGTCGTCGAGGGCTTGCTCGAAGACGGCCAACTGACTGCGAACATTACCGACGAGGCTGTCAAGGAGTTGTCCGAAGGCAAGCATCTCGCGGCGCTTGCGGTTCATGTTGCCGACATCCTTGAGCAGCGCGCAACGCTGCGCCAGGGGGAAGTCGAGGCACTGCGCACGGCTGCATCGGAAGTCATGCAGACAGCGCGAGAGGAGGCTCGCTGATGCGCGCCAACTTCGCAACAGGTGGACGGGCAAGATTCCCGGCTGCACAGCGTCCAAGCAGCGCAGCGAATCCGTCATGGTGGCACGAGCATCTTGCGCCACTGCGGTCAATCACAGAGGTCGCTGCAATGCTTGGGATGAATCCCAAGACGGTTGCGGCGCACGAGAGCACGGCGCTCCGCAAGTTGCGGCAGGCTGTGCTGCTTATCGAAACCCATGCACCGAACGGCTATTCGTTCGGAAGGAGACACTGATGTCATTCGGAAAGGCACATCTTCGGCACATACAGCACTGCCTGCGATCCAAGGCGAACAAGGATCTCAAGGCGAACGATCAGTACGCAGCGACCGCACTTCGGCGGCTGCGCCTTGGTCGCGAGTGCGAGCGCATCGTCGCAATGATTGAGCAGCGCGGTCATCTGCTGGAGCCGCACGAGGTCGCGACGGCTCTGGGATGGGAGCCGCCGATCGTCATGCTTGAACCTCTCAACATTCACGCACAGCGATGGCTCGACCAGCGCCATGCAGAAGACGCAGACTGACGCGACTCACCACGCCAGCCGTCGCAAGACGGCTGGCTGGCCTGCCGCGTCGGCAGGATTCAAAACTCACCGCGGCACAGCCGCAGAAAGACTCGTCATGCAACTCGCTACCGACTCACTGAACGCGTATGGGCTTGGACGGGCACGCCGTACTGGACTGCGCCAAAAGGCAGTTGGAGAACGAAACGCCGGCATTCTGCGAACGCTGGCGCAGATGCAGCAGATGCAGCAACAGCCAGACATGATGCAGGCCGTGCTGATCTGGGACAGCACGATGGCGCCTCTGACGACCAACGCCGCGCAACTTGCGGAGATTGGCGTGGAGTGCCTGCACGGTCGCACGATCGAAGAAGTTCGCGAGATCGTCACGCTGCTGCCACAGGACAATGTTCGGCCTGCGCTGGTCACTCTCATCGAGGGCCTTGCGGACCTCGGCGTGTTCCTGCTGCACACGGATCATCTCACTGATCGTGAACTTCTGGCTGTGATTCTGACAGATGTCATCCGGCAGGAGGTTCGCGATCTGCCGCCGAGTCCCGGCGTGCATGAGTTCATTGACATCGCCAACTGCACTGGCAAGGCAGGGAAGCACGGCGTGACCAAGTGTGTTCGAGACTGCTATCTGCCGCAGCCATCGAAGGTGCTCGCATGACCGCGCTGACAATCCTTCAGGCGAAACGAGACTGCAACGGCTGCGCAGAGTGCTGCGTCACCATGAAAGTGCAGCGCGCAGACGAATCGTGGAAACCATGCGGCGAAGCCTGCGAGCATCTTGTCGGCACTGGCAAGCAGCGCGGATGCGGTCAGTACGAGATGCGATGGCAGGGCTGCAGAGACTTTGTGTGTGCGTGGGCTGCGGGCGTGTTCCCAGAGGAGTTGTGGCCCGCAAAGACTCGCGTCGTTCCATCCTTCTCCAAGGACGGCAATGCGCTGGTCCTGTACGAACACACCGATCGCCCCGGCGCATGGCGATCCGGAAGGCTTGGACAGATTGTGGAGATCATGCGACGAGAACTGCAGCGCAGCGTGATCGTCGTCCGTGACGATCGTCGCACTCTCCTCCCGCCTCTGTAGGTCAGGACTGACCCACTGACGCTACGAGCCACGCCAGCCGTCTTCGGACGGCTGGCTGGCCTGTCGCGTGACAGGACTCGACACTTTCTCAAACGCGGCACAGCCGCAGAAGGAGGCGACCATGGTCGCCATCGGTAACAGTTCGCTGGTTCTTCATGCTGGAGCGCACGCCGTCACGCGCGAACAAGTGTTCGCATCGGAGACGCCAGACCCGACGGACACGCACTTCCCTGTGCCGCACGGCATGGTCATCGAGCAGGTGCAGAACTCGCTCGCGGATCTTGGCTGGCGAGTCACGGAGGAGGCTCACGCTCTGCTCGGCGATGGCTTGCGCTACTTCGGCCTGCTTGCGATCGCTCGCAGCCACGGCAGCGCGGACATCATTCACGGCACAGACAGCACCTACCAGTTTGTGGTGGGCCTTCGCAACGCGCACGACAAGTCCTTCGCAAGCGAAGGCATCCTCGGGTCGCGAGTGTTTGTCTGCGACAACCTCGCGTTCAGCGGCACTGGCAGCGCAGTGTTCAAGTTCAGCCGCAAGCACACGCGATACATCGAGCGCGATCTGCCGGGGCTGGTCGCTGGCGCGTTTGGTCGAATGGCGCAGGGCATGGAACAGGAGCGCGAGCGCATCGAGGCGTATCGACGATTCGCGCTGCCTGCTGGAGAGTCGCAGATGCTCGTGCATGATCTGCTGGTTCGTGCGATGCAGCGGCGCGCCTGCACTCCGCAGATGCTTCCTCACATTCTCCACGAATGGCAGCGCGAGGATGGACCTGGCGGGTTTGGTCGCGAGGCGATCGAGCGAGGCGACGAGGCGTTTGCAAAGCCGACCGCATGGCGACTGCTCAACGCATTCACCGAAGTGGAGAAGCGCAAGCCTTCGCCGATCGCCGCACCTGCGCGTAACAGTCGCCTCATCGGTCTGCTGGACGGACTGGTTGGCATTCACAACGATGGCCCTGCCATCGAGGATGCAGTGGAGATTGGATGAGTTTCAAGCGAGTGGGGCGGGTGCCGCCGACTACGGCACCCGCCCCTGCGAGCAAGGACTCGACACGAGAAGGCTACCGAACAGAGAAAGGAATGACAATGCACGACACAATGACGGAGCAGCGACGCCCCTTGGCGATCGTGATTGAACTGCGACACAATGGCGACCCATACGGCACAGGATTCGTCGGGTCGGAATCGCGCGATGGCGGAGTGACTTGGGTGTATCGCGGCGATGCTGGCGCACGATCGCGAGACTGGTGGCGCGTAGAAGCAAGGCGACTCGGTGCGACGCTTCGAGAAGTGCGAGGCTACCGATGATGCCAAAACTGATTCCAACGCGCCTCGTGGCAGACATCTTGGAGGTGTCAGTCACCAGAGTGACGCAACTGGCAGCGGCGCGTGGAGTAGTTCCCACGATCATCGCTGGCAGGCGACTTTGGACCGAGGAGCAGGTGTCCAAAATGCGTCCGGGCAAGACGGGTAGACCACGCAAAGCCAAGCAGGCTGGAAAGGATGGTGTTGCATGATTACAGACAAGCAGAAGGATGAGCGCGCCAAGGGCATTGGCAGCAGTGAAGTAGCCACGATTCTGGGAACGAATCGCTGGCAGTCTCCGTTTGATCTGTGGGCAATCAAGACGGGTCGCGCGCCAGCGCCAAGCACCAATGATGCGATGCGTCTTGGGCAAGTGCTGGAGCCGACGCTGCTGCAACTTGCAGGAGAACGAATGGGTGTCCGTGTGGTGCGACCGAGCACCACATTCGTGGGTCATAAGCCGTTCTTTCGCGCAAACATTGACGGCATGATTGGTGAGGCGCGCAGGGGTTCGGACATCGTTGAGGTGAAGACCACTGGCGTCACAGAGGGATGGGGCAAGGAAGGCACAGACGAGGTGCCGAATGCAGTTGTGTGCCAAGTCATGTATCAGATGGCGTGCAGCAGCAGTCACTTGGCCCACATCGCGTGCCTCTCTGGATCGTTCGGTCTTTCGTTCAAGTTGTATCGCGTGGAGTGGCAGCCAGACTTGGCTGAATACATCCTTGATCGAGTCAATGCGTGGTGGATGAAGCACATCGTGGGCGATGAACCGCCTGCGGATATTGGCAGCATCGACACGCTGAAGTCGATGCAGCGAACGGATGAAGTCGCAAACATGGACGCGCATCTCGAACTGTTCAGGCGTGAGGAGACGCTCAAACAGCAGTTGGATCAAGTGGAGCGCGAATACGAGCGCGCCAAGGCTGCGCTGGTTCAGGCACTTGGATCATCGCGAAAGGGCGTCGCTGGCCCGTATTCGGTGGCAGTCACCGAAGTCAGCGGCGATCGATTCGATCGCAAGTCATTTGAGGCAGAGAACGCGGAACTTGCCTCTCGCTACATCGTGCCCGCCGGGTACAAGCGAATCGACATCCGCAAGCGAAAGGAAGCATGACATGACAAGGACAAACGACAAGATGGTGGCGGCGATGATGTCTGCATCGGACGCCGACAAGGCTGCAGTCAGAGAGGAATCTGGATGGCAGGCGCGGCTCGTTGCTGCGCAGATGGCGATGGCGAGAGTCACGAAGGACAGCCGTGTCGCGTTTGGGAATCAGCGTTACGCATACACCAGTGCCGAAGACATGATCGGCGCGTGTCGCGAGGCGTTGCTGTCTGCCGGGCTGGCGCTTGTCAGGACTTGGGACATCTCTCACATCGCAGAGCACGGCGCGTTCGTTGTGAGCGACTTTGTTCTGTGCTGGAACGGTGGCTCGCATCAGATTGCCATGCGCGTTCCATTCCCAATCGTCTCGCAGGGCGGCAAGGGCGACGACAAGGCGCTGGCAACTGCGCTGACATCGAGCCTCGGCTACTTCCTTCGCGACCTACTGCTGGTGCCGAAGGAAGACGACGCGCAGCAAACAGTGCGAGCGCCAGAGATGGATGCGCGTGACGACCGCAAGGTTCAGCCGAAGCAGGCTGCGAAGTCTGCCACGCTGGGTCTGCACTCTGCTGCGTTCATCGCGTCGCGATGTCGAGAGGCTGGCACGACCGTCGATGCGCTCGCTGCAGCGATGCGAAAGGCTGGCGTGACTCTCGATTCGGACAACGCCGCACAGTGGCCCGAGGAACTGCGTCCGCGCATTGATAAGTGGCTGACCGCGCAGCAGCCAAAGGCAGAGACGGCGCAGAATGATGCTTGATCGCAAAGGATTCTGCACCGTGTAGAAGCATTCTTTCGCCTTCGATGCCGGAAACGGTGTCGAAGGCTGTCTCGGAAACGATTGTTTGGTGCTCGCTACGATGCGCGCAACTCATCTGCCACGCTCGGAGGCAGCGACACCTGCGGGTGAACGAGCAGCGCACCGACTGCGCTCCGCTATGTCGATCGTGGCCGTGCCTGTTTGGGCGGCGAGCGATGAGGATTCGCGACCTACCTCATCCCGTGGCATACTTGCCGCGCACTCCAACCACGCAGGCGGTGGCTGCCGACACGAGCAGCGAAATGGCGAGATGCGTGGCACGACCGAAGCCCAAAGCGAAGGCGTAGCGACCCGCGTTGGGTCGCACTCCCTCAACCCTAGCGAATGAAAGGACGACGCGATGGCAAAGAGCAAGGCGAAGGTGATTGATCTGGACAAGATTGAACTGGCGGCTGCGATGCAGGCTCGCACAGCGATCAGAACTGCGACTGTGCAGGAGTATGCGGAAGCCATGCGAGCGGGAATCGAGTTCCCTCCGATTGATGTCATGCCCGTCGAAGGTCATGAAACGAATCATCTCTACTGCGTGATCGACGGATGGCATCGAGTTCAGGCGGCACGAGAAACCGGCGCTACTGCTATCCACGCGATCGTTCATCCGCACGGGACAGAAGCAGAAGCGATGTGGATGGCTGCTGCCGCCAACATCAGCCACGGACTGCGACGCACGAACGCCGACAAGGCTCGCGCGGTGACGCTCGCGATCGCAGCGAAGCCAGACGCAACCTACGAACAGATCGCAGCCCAGTGCGGCGTGAGCGCGAGCATGGTCGCGAGTTACTTCGCGGCGATGCAGCAGGTGGATGATGCAAACGCAGCACAGCAGGAGGAGCCAGTTGCCGTGCAGCATGAGCGACA